AAGTCAATTTAGTATTTAAGAATAACGACAATACCGCAGATACAATACTTTCAGGTAGCAATAATATATTCACTAATGCAGCTGCACCAACTGCAGGATTTAAGAGATACATAGGTGGTAGCAATAATATATTTTTAGTGAATGTACCACAAATAAGTGGGTCAATGCAATTTTCACCAGGTATGACTGGAAATATTGGAGGTGGAACTTATATAATGAGAGGTCCTGTTAGTTCATCTACTTACACAATTAACACCAACTATAATGCAGGAACTGTAAACATAGGAAGTAGTGCAACATTAAACGCTGAGAAATTAACAGGTGGATTATCGATGACTCAAAATAATATTGCAGGAACTCTTACTATTGTTGCAAATCAAAGTGCATTAACAGGGTCTACTACGACTGTATCTAGTAATACCATCAATGGAGTAGTTGTATTAAACTTATCATCATCGGCTGTATCATTCCAACAAAGTAATATTAACGATGGTAATTTTATTTTTACCAATCAGTTTAGTAGTGGAGCATTGGGTATTGGTTTAGTATCTACAAGTAACAACACAATTGGTGGTTTTGGCAATACGTTAATAGTAACTGGTAGTGTTTTAACTGGAAGTTTACAACCTACTATGTTTAATAACTTAGTAATAGGTGCCACAAACACAGGCTTTATAAACACATCAGATAGTAGAATAAGTGGCTCAAGTGTTTATCAAAATTTACTTGCAACTTCTTTATTGGGTAATAGATTGATTGTAACGGGTAGTTCTTTAGGAACTGATTTAAATTCATTTGGTAGTTTATTTGTTGGTAGATGGAATGCAAATGACGGAATTAAAAATAAAACTTCTGATGTAGTCTTTGCAGTAGGTACAGGTATATCAGGTAGTGGAACAACAGGTAGAAAGACAGGCTTCTTAATTGATAGTGGTTCAAATACATTCGTAGAGGGAACTCTTAATGTAAGTGGTGCAACATCATTAAACGGAGATTTAATAATAACTGGAAGTTTAACTGCTTCTTTACAACAAGGATATGTTTGGGTAGGTAATGCTAGTGGTATAACTACAACGGTTGCTACTTCATCATTTGGTGGAGGTGGTGCAGCATTCCCTTATACAGGTACCGCAGAAATAACAGGTAGTTTAATAGTATCAGCATCTTATCCAACTCCAATTGATTTTAGAGTTGGCACGATTGATATGTTAGCTGATACGGTAACTATCGGTAGATTCAATGGTTCAAATATCGATTTTGACCTGGCTACAACGATAAATACCCAAGGTGATTTAATTTTTAATGTTGGACAAGATTTTAAAATTTACTCACAAGATTTACAATTAATAGGGCCTGACCCATTTATAAGAATGGCTAATAGTAATGGTGGAGAACCACTTGCAATTAGAGCTTATCAAAACTTAATAACGGTTGAAAACTTAAATGACTCATCCCGAATAGCATCATTTAATATAGCAGGAACTACCCTAAGCGGTTCGGTTGGACATAGTATTACAGGTAGTACATCTATATTAGGAAATGTAACCGTATCTGGAAGTATTTCAACTACTGGCTCGGTTAGTGTTGGTTCTGTTTTATCACTTGGTCAATTAAATCCATTACCAACAGGAGCAGATGGACAATTAGCAGTATCAGCATCTAATTTATATTTCTTCTCAGGAAGTGCATGGAATAAAATAGCATTGTGATAATATGGAAACAAAACTAAAAATAACGATTTTTTAAACATAAGGTGTTTTTACCTTACAAACAATTATAATATGAACTCAAAAACAGTATTAAATAAGATAATGTCACTTTTATCAAAAACAGAAGTTGAATTAACTTATGCAAAATTAGCAGACGGAACAATTGTTGAATCCAAAACATTTGATGTAGGTGAAGACTTGTTCGTAGTATCAGAAGATGGTACAAAATCTCCAGCACCAAATGGTATGCACGACTTAATGTTGAAAGATACAGAAGGTAATGAAACTATGTTCAAAGTAAAAACCGAAGAAGGTAAAATCGTTGAAAGAGAGAATGTAGAAATGGCTGATGAAAAAGTAAAAGACATTCCTCAAGCAGGCACTTACACAGAAGATGATAAGATGCCAGAAGTTCCAGGTCAAATCGAAAAAGGAACTTTAAAAGCAGCAGAAGAAACTGAGCAAGTAGAAAAACTTCCTGAAAGTGAAGATGCTGAATTAAAGCCTGAAGATGAGAAGCCTGAAATCGAAATCGAATTAGGTAAGAAATTAGAAGAAATGGCTTACAGAATTGAAGAGATGGAAAAGAAGATGATGAAGATGGAAGAGACTATGATGCCTCCTGTTGACTCTATGGTTGACGAAGAAGTTGCAATGGAAGAAGAAGAGTTACCGAAATTAGATGGTGCTCCAACAGAAGAACAAAAGTTTGCAGTAGTAGACTTAAACAGAAAAAATTATGGTAAGAAATCAAAAGACGCACAATCTTCTTTCTTATCTAAACTTTATAAATAAATTAATAAACTCATTTAAATTAAAAAAATGAAAGCAAGACAAAATTTCGCACTTCCTAGTATTACGACTACCTACGCAGGTGAGGCGGCATCAGGATACATCGCAGCAGCGTTGTTAAGTGCAAACACTTTGGATAAGAAGCTTGTAACTATCATGCCAAACGTGAAGTTCAAATCTGTAATCCAAAAATTAGACGTGAGTGGTATCGTTCAAGATGCTTCATGTGATTTCACAACTTCAGGTAGCGTAGCTATTTCTGAGCAAGTATTAACTCCAAAAGAGTTACAAGTTAACTTACTATTATGTAAGCAAGAATTCGTAGATTCATGGGAAGCATTGAGCCTTGGTTTCTCTGCATTCGATGAAATTCCTAAGAACTTCAACGATTTCTTAATCTCTTATGTAGGTGGTAAAGTAGCAGAAGCAACAGAAGAAGCAATCTGGACAGGTAATAACGCATCTAACGGACAGTTCGGTGGTTTCCAATTAGCATTCTCTTCTTCAATTGCATCAGCAACAACAGTAGTATCTGGAGCAATCACAGTATCAACTGGTGTTATCCCTGCATTCTCTGGTAGCACTTTAATCGGTGGTCAACCAATGAGTGGTTCTATCACATCTGCGAATGTAGTTTCTAAATTAAACGACATCGTAAACTCTATCCCTGATACAGTTTATGGTAAGCCTGATTTATTGTTGTATGTATCTACGAATGTAGCTAAGGCATACCAACAAGCTTTAGGTGGTGGTGCAGTAGGTGCTAACGGATGGAACAACCAAATGAACGTGGGTGAAAAACCATTCAACTTCAATGGTATTGAAATCGTATGGTGTCCAGGTATGGATGCTAACAAAGTAGTTGCAGCTCAAAAATCAAACTTATTCTTCGGAACAGGTTTATTATCTGACTACAATGAAGTGAAGGTATTAGATATGGCTAACATTGATGGTTCTCAAAATTACAGAATTGTAATGAGATACACAGGTGGTACTCAATTCGGTATCGGTCAAGACATCGTATACTACGGAGCTTACTAAAAAAATAATTAAAGGGTGGGTCTCAACACTCACCCTTTTTAATAACAAAACTAAAAAATTAATATATGCCTTGTTCATTAACTCTAGGAAGAGACGAAGTATGTAAAGAAAGCATCGGTGGTTTACAGGGTGTTTACTTTATCAATTATACGACGGGTTCTTTCACAGAAACAGCAGCTCAAACAGCAACTCCTTCTGGATTGTTGTCAGGTGTTCCATCTGGCTCAATTTTGTATTACTACGAATTGAAAGGAACTAGTGCATATACTGAAACTGTTAACACTTCTCGCGAGAACGGAACTACATTCTTTTCACAAGAATTAACTCTAAACTTAAAGAAGTTAACAAACGAAATGACGACTCAATTAAAGCTTATGGCTTATGGTAGACCTCAAATAATCGTTTGGACTAACAATGGTGATGCATTCTTAGTAGGTAAAAAAGAAGGTGCTGATATGACCGGAGGAACAATTCAAACTGGTGGAGCTTTAGGAGACCTTTACGGATACTCTTTAACTTTCACAGGACAAGAACAATTCCCTGCTCAATTCTTATCTGGAAGTTCTACTTCAAATGCATTAGGTGGATTAACTGCAAACTACACAGTAGTTTACGGAGCATCTGCATAATATCATTCGGTATAAACACTAAAAATATTAAACCCTACTCTTCGGAGTGGGGTTTTTTTATTTAACTATTTTTATCTAAGTTGGTGTTTTTAATATATAAAGACAAGATAATGCTTAGCTATTACATATCTCAATCAAACTCATACACTATTAGAACACAGATAACGGGTAGTAATCAATTTACTATGTCGTTGACTGATATGATGGGATTGAATACATTTACTGCATCTATGACAGAAGTTAGTTATTCTGCATACGAAAGTATTCTATCATTCACTGCAAGTATACAAAGTGCAAGTGTAGGTGGTGAATATCGTGCAGTCCTATATAATCAATCAGGTAGTGCATCTATTGATATATGGAATGGTAGTTGGCAAGTATATGCATCTCAATCAATAGATAAATCAGTATACGAAACTCAAAATACACAATATGTTTCCCACATTAGTGAGAACAAATATATCATAATGGATTAAACATGAAAGGACAACAAAAATTCTCAATAGTTAATGTAAATAATAATTCTCTTCCTATTATACAGGAAGATACTAAAACTCGTTATCCATTCGTTCCATTTGGTGTGTATGGCAATGATGATTTCTTTGATGCAGTTACTACTGCTTTCAATGTTAGTACAACTAATGCAGCATCTATCGAAGGTATTGCTGATTTAATATTTGGTAAAGGTTTATATTCCAAAGACCAAGTATTCAATGAGACTTTACAAAAGATGATTCCGCAAGAGGAAGTTAAGAGAGTAGCATTCGACTTAAAGTTATTTGGTAATGCAGCATTCCAAGTTTATTGGGATGATACACATACTAAAATTAAAAAGATGTATCACATACCTGTTCAGTTATTAAGAGCAGAGAAGTTAGGTTCATCTCCAATGATAGAAAATTATTACTATTGCACTGATTGGAACGACCAAAGAAAGGTAAGAGATAAAAAGAAAATACCTGCTTTTGAAACTTCTAATGAGAAAATGGAAATACTTTACATCAAACATTATTGTCCAGGTTTGTATTACTATTCTCTACCAGATTGGGTATCTGCTTTACAATTAGCAATGGCTGAAGGTGAGATAAGTAATTTACACTTTAATAATATTGTCAATGGTTTCTTACCAGCAGTGATGTTAAACTTCAACAATGGAG